ACGTGTGCTCTTCCGATCTAGTAGGCATACCATTCCAAAAAACGTCGACAAGCTCGTACCCCATTTGAGGTACGAGCTTGTACTTTATTTTAGCACAGTTAGTAAGAAGAGGGTTATAATGTTAACAAAATGTTCACATTATATTAAAAGATTATACACCAATTTTATTTTTAAACTGATATAATGTATATAGAAACAAGGAAATGAGGAATACAGTAAAGGCCTCTGATGAATAGTCAATTGTAAGTGATAAGCATACTTGTTAATTGTTGGAAGGTGGTAAGGGTTGGTGGTTTATTTTGTGATATGAAGGAGGTTAGTAACATGACAGTTAAAGAAATATTCATTTAAACGATAATTGACAAGAAAGATGTTTAAATTCTTGGAGTGGTGACGGAAAAAATATACCATTAAGATATTTTGACTGTATAATAAACAATATGTATTCATCGCCAACGATTGCCAAGAGTAGTTTTATTGTTATTAACATTAAAAAGAATTATACAAGCGGATAGAAGGGAGGGATATGTAATGCACGCTCAATACCTAGAAGTAGTTAAAACACTAATACAGACATCGCCAGAGTTTATTAATTGTAAAGTTGAAACATATATTGAACCTTCAATATCGTCAGCAATCTTTTATATATACGCTGACGGATATAGCCATATATTTAAAGCCCCATTTGGATTGCTTGAGTCCAAAATCACGGCTACAGCATTAGCAGAAATTATAATAGATGAAGTAAAAGAATGGAGGGATAAGTTAAATGAAACTTAAAGATTTAATTAGCGTTATTGATGGTGAGGCCTTTTTGAATATCATAACTGAGAGTAGTCAATGGATATTTATGGATAAAGCTGTCTTTATTACATCTGATTTTCTTGAAAGAACCGTTAAGGAAATAGACATTATTAGAAATGAATTTTATATTAAAGTGGAGGATTAATAAATGAATATATATGAAGTATTAGTTATAGTGACATTCATTATATGTACGATAATAATGATTAGTGAATATATTGATAGTGAAGTACCGAGGGTGTGTGATGTATTACAATTAATAAATATATTACCTTGCTACGAAATAAAAGCATTTAAAAATGGAAAGTGCATTAAAACTAGTGAATTGATACAACATATCAATAGTCCTGTTAAAGTTCACAAAATGAAAGACGGTATTCTTTACATAGAAATTTATTAATTTTTGAGAAAAGTACTTGACATTTCCTGTCATATGATGTAATATAATACCTGTAAGGAAGTTACAACTCAACAAAGGACAAGAGAAGAAAGGAGGATATTATGGTACTTTATAATCTATATTTAGTTCTAATTAACGAGACAAATAAGGTTTATGATAATGCTATACAGAGTATTGTATATGAAAAAAATAATAGTCCATATTTCTTAATAAATCTTAACTAGCAGTAACCAATCTGAGGGATGGTGCAATTCCATTCGCTAGTTCTTGCACCAATGGTGCATGTTACAACAAGTTACAATAAGTTACAAAGCAAACTCATTACAAAAACCAAGGAGGATATTAAAAAAAATGAGAAAACCAAGCGTAACAAGAACAATCAGCATACTAAACATTACAGTATTAGGCATGGACACGGTTTCGTGTGAGCCTATGACAAAGACTTATCCAATTTATGAAAGTGAAGCACCGAAAGATGAAGCTAAACTGTTTAATTACATCCGTAAAATGTATGAAACAGATACCTTTAAAATATCAGCAATCACGTACAAGGAAGCAGTCACAAACACATATACCATGCCACTTAGTAAGTATATTGAAGAAGCAGAGGTAGTAATAAAAGGCGAAACAAATACACCACACACAGCAGACACAGCACAGTAAATAGGAGGAAAATATCATGTTATCAAAGAAAGAATTATTTAATGCAAAAGCGTCATCACAGAAAATTGCGGAGGGGTTAAAGATTGACGTTGTCAATGTCGGCGAATATGCTGATACTGACAAGGACGGTAATCCCGTAACAGTATCAGTGTTTGTTGATAAAGACGGAACAGTTTTTACAAGCATTTCTAAGACTGTTAATGAAATGTTAGATATGCTTGATGATATTATATCAGACGATGGCCATGCCCTCATAGAGGTATGCGAGAATACATCCAATAACGGTAGAAAATTTTACCAATTAATGATACTTTAATTATTTAGAGTATTTATTAATAAGGAGGGGGGGTTATTACCCCCCCCTTTACTTATAAACATAGGAGGGATAAAGTGTATGGGTAAGACAACTAAGAAGTCACAGCTCTTAAAGGAATATAATAAAGAGCGAAACCGAATTAAACGATTTATTAGATACGCTGAAAAAAGAGGTTATGTTTTTGAATCCAACCTTATACCACCAAAGCCAAAAACTATAACGAGTGGTTCAGTAAGAAGGCTGTCAAAGATTAGACCTGCACAGCTTTATAACAAGGCTTATGCCATCAGTGCAGTAACAGGGCAACCAATAACAGTTGAGCAGAGAAAAAGAGAAATAAGAGAAGAATCTTCTAGGAAAGCATGGGAAACTAGGAGAAGAAAAAAAGACCAAGCGGACTATAATCGAATTAAGTCTAATAAAGAATGGCAACAAATCTTTCATGCTTCAAGGCTAGTATGGGATAAAGTGCAATCAATGATAGCGGATGTAGGTATACAACAATCTCAGTCATCAGACTTGTTAAATAATCTTTTAAACTCAGAAATTGAAAAGTATGGCGCAGACAACGTTCTGTATTCCATAGCACAAGCAAGTGATGATTTCTTAGCAACTTGTGAAGTTATAATTAAATATCATCCGAGTAGTGCTGTATCAAGAACGGCCGTACAGCATTTATATACGTTAATAAGTGGCAATTTACCAAGTGATGCAGAACAGGCAGAAATCGATAAAGCATTAGCCGGCGATGAAACGTGGGAAGAAATATGAAAAAGCAAATTAAATATATGGTAGGTGATTTTGAGACTACCGTATATGAAGGACAGACATTCACAGAGGTGTGGGCTTCAGCAGTTGTCGAGCTAGGCACAGAGGATGTTAAAATTCATCATTCTATTAGAGAGACTTATAATTATCTTTATAACTTAAAGCAGAATATTTGTATATATTACCATAACTTAAAGTTTGATGGGTCGTTTTGGCTATCGTTCTTGTTAACGGATTTGAAATATGAACAAAAACTTTATGTAAATCCTAATAATGATAGTGATGTACACTTTTTAAAAGAAAAAGATTTAACGCCAAAATCTTTTGTGTATTCAATCTCAGACATGGGGCAGTGGTATAGTATACTTATCAAGACACCATACGCATTGATTGAGATTAGAGATAGCTTGAAGCTTTTGCCGTTTTCAGTTGAACAAATAGGGAAAAGTTTTCAAACAAAGCACCGAAAATTAAATATGGAGTATAAAGGGCATAGATACGCAGGTTGTCCGATTACAGATAACGAAAAACGATATATTGCTAATGATGTTCTTGTAGTTAAAGAAGCATTAGAAATTATGCAAGCTGAGGGGCACTTAAAACTTACTATCGGCTCGTGCTGTCTCTCTGAATTTAAAGCTACAGTTGACAAACAAGACTATCAAGCATTTTTTCCTGATTTAACACAGTTTAAATTAAACTCACTTGAATATAAATACTCAAATGCAGATGAGTATATAAGACACTCATACAGGGGTGGATGGTGTTATTTAAAGAAGGGATGCGAAAACAGAATTTACACAGAGGGTACTACAGCAGATGTTAATAGCTTGTATCCATCTATGATGCACTCAGAAAGTGGAAATTATTATCCATACGGTCAGCCAGTTTTTTTCAAAGGTAAAATTCCACCAAAATGTCTTACAGACCAATATTATTATTTTGTTCGTATTCGCACACGTTTTTACTTGAAAAAAAATAAATTACCATTTATACAGATTAAAGGTAGCTTTTTCTATAAGGCTACTGAAATGCTTGAAACATCTGATATAGTTGATAAAGATACAGGAAATGTATGCACATGGTACAAAGATTTTGACGGAAATATTAAAAAAGCTATTGTTGAAATGGTACTTACTCAAACTGATTTTGAACTTTTACAAGAGCATTACAACCTTGTAGATTTTGAGTTATTGGATGGATGTTATTTTAGAACTATAACAGGAATTTTTGACGAGTATATTAATAAGTATAAGGAAATTAAGCAAAATAGTACAGGGGCAAGGCGAACACTAGCAAAACTCTTTTTAAATAACTTATATGGAAAACTCAGTAGTTCGGATATATCCTCTTTCAAAGTGGCACGGGAGAAGGATGATGGCTCACTAGGTTTTACAACATTTGAAGAACACGAAAAGAAAGTTATGTATATTCCGATAGGCTCAGCTATAACAAGTTATGCTAGAAATTTTACTATTAGAGCGGCACAACAAAACTATAAATATTTTGTATACGCTGACACGGATAGCATACATTGTTGCACCACAAAGAAAAATATTAAAGGAATAAAAATACACCCCTCTAATTTTTGTTGTTGGAAGCTCGAGAGCTTTTGGGATGAGGCTATTTTTGTTCGTCAGAAAACTTATATTGAGCATGTTACGCATGAGGATGAAGAACCAATTAAAGAGCCATACTATAACGTAAAATGTGCAGGTATGCCGGATAGGTGTAAAAATTTATTTGTTATGTCGATGTTGGGTGTGAGGGATGAAGAACTAGAGAAATATCCTACAATTCAACAGGAATTTTTGAAAACAAAGAGAACGCTTGCTGATTTTAAACAGGGGTTGGAAGTATATGGAAAACTTAGACCTGTAAGAATAAGGGGCGGAATAGTATTACAGGAGACAACATATAAAATGAGATAAAATGTTTCACGTGAAACATAACAAAAGAGACAGAATAAATTCTGTCTCTTTAATATATCTATAACGCTAATTCTTAATGCATGGGTAGGCATACACCCAACTACAAAGATGTGTCTTATATTTCAAAGAGCCTTCCACACCAATGTTACAAAAATAACTAACGCAGATACCATTAATAATATGCTAAAGCCTTGAGAATGCACTCTTTACAATCAAGTGAATAAAATCTAAAACAACCTCTATCAAAGAAGTATCTCATATAGTCAATTAACCATCCATTATTTTTGAGCATTACATAATTGATATTGTGGTCATCCGTTGTAACAGAAATTCTTTGTTTAAAATCTGTATCAACTTTTTTGTCACAGTAAACTATACTTTCCTCTTCAAACATTTTAACGGCATACTCTTCACCCTTATATTTAAGCGTACATAAATACCGACTCTGACCTCTCATTTTTTCAATGAAAGTATTATTATCATTGAGGTAGACATTCTGTGACGCATATGCCACATAATTAGATTTGTTAAAAGCTCTATTGAATAGTGAACTTTCTTGTAATTTAGACGCACTTTCGTTGTATCCTTGCTCAAGAACAAAACCATCGCCACGTAAAAACTTTACATCAGATGTCAGCCTGTCAGTAATATCTAATGCTGTGTAATAGGGATTTAATAGCGTCACAGCGTTTGAAATCATTATCACAGGAACATATCTAACTTGGCAATTATTACCTCTTGCTATTGAAGTATGAATACTTATAAATTTACTAACCTCGTCAGCGCAGTAATGGTTAGTCTCAGATTGGAATTCATCAAAAAGTATTCTTACTACATCACTCAGATAATGAGAATATTTTTTTACTTTATCTGCACAATTTAGTGCAACGGCGTAACCACAGGATTTCCCGTCGTCCTCTTCATCGTATGCACTGCACAGAAATAACTCATACATTTTACTATTCCCAATTTGTACAGCCTTCATTCTGTATGCTGAGAAAAAAAGATTGTGTATATCCTTAAAGAATTTATCCGCAGAGTCTTTTAATTCATCTTGAAATCTGTACAGCAGACAAAATTTCTCATTATACTTTAAAAAACGATTAATTAGGTATCTATTAAAATATGTTGTTTTTCCTGCACTTCTATTTGATGTTGATATATAAATTTCCGGTACATTTCCATTAATATCTTTCATGCTTAATAGCTTGGTGCCATCATAGTATTTTATTTCTTTCATTTATCCACTTCCTTTAGTTTATTATATCAAATTATCCACAATTTGTCAAATTAATGTTGATAAATTGTGGATAATATGTTATAATAAGAAAAAAGGAAGGAGGACAACATTATGCTTAATGACATATCAACACTGATATCAACACTCGGCTTTCCAATTGGAATGTGCCTTATTATGTGTTATTACATTAACAAAATTAATGACGCACATAAGGAAGAGACAGACAAGTTTGCCGAAGCACTAAACAATAACACAGTCGTGCTTCAAAAACTTTGTGATAAGCTTGACAGTGAGGTGAATGTTAATGACAAGTAGTGATATTGTAACAATGGCAAGAAGCTATCTTGGAAAGCCCTACGTGTGGGGTGGTGAGTCTGAGTCTGAGGGTGGATATGATTGTAGTGGTTTTGTATATTCTGTACTTAATAAGTGCGGCATGAAAGTACCAAGAACGACAGCACAAGGCTACTCAGCGTTAGGCAAAACAGTAACAAATATTCAAAGTGGTGATTTAATTTTTTTCGGTAAATCAACCAAGAAAATTACTCACATAGCAATTGCTATTAACAGTACACAAATGATTGAGTCGAGAGGAAATAGTAAAAACACAAAAACAAACAAGGGTAAGGGTGTTTCAATTACTAATATTTCTCACCGAAACGACTTAGTGCTTGTTAAAAGAATTGTTGATTTTAAAAAGGAGAAATTAACATCTATGTCTTTATTGAAAAAAGGTACTAAAAATAACGATGTTACTGTATTCGAGATACTAATGTCAAAGTTAGGGTATTATACAGGTTCAATTGATACCCTCTACGGTAAAGGTTGTGTATCTGCATGTATTAATTTTCAGAAAGGCCACAATCTTGTACAGGATGGTGAGTGTGGCAACAATACATGGAAAGCACTTCTTACTGAGGTAATTTAATGGCATGGGTAGTTATTGAGGGTACTAGGAAGTATCTGACACAGGCGCAGATGGAAAATAACGCTGTAGAGTTTAACGCTTATTTTACTGGAAAATACACGCTGGAAAGTATATGCGGTATGCTCGGAAATGTTCAGCGAGAAAGCACCTTAAACCCTGGGCTAAAAGAAACAGTAAGTGTATCTAGTGGGTGGGGGCTAATTCAGTGGACGCCATCCTCAAACCTCACTGTCTATGCAAGCACTCAAGGTAAGGATTGGAAAGACGGCAATTTACAATGTCAGCTTATTAATGCCGAAGTACTTGAAGGCTATGGCGGTCAGTGGATACCGACTCAAAGGTATCCATACACAGGACAACAATTTTCACAACTTACGGATGTTGAGGAAGCAGTCAAAGCTTACTGTTTTGAACGTGAGCGAGCTGGTGTAGTTGCACTTGATGAAAGAATACAAAACGGAAAGAATTGGTTCGAGTATCTTAGTGGTACACCTTTACCGCCCACACCCCCAACGCCATCAACAAGAAAGCACTTACCCATTTACATGATGTTACACAGACGTTTTTAAGAAAGGAGAATGATATAGATGGCTAAATTATCAAAAGACGAACTTATTGAAAAAATAAAAAAATATATCGGAGATAGAACGGATGACGAGACAATTGAGATTATTGAAGATATATCTGACTCAATCGACTCAGATGACGCTGACGAGTGGAAACAGAAATATGAAGAAAACGATAAAATGTGGAGAGATAAATATGTAGCTCGTTTTTGGAATAAGAAGGAAGAGGAAAAACTTACACCTACTGAACATGCAGAGGATGAAGAGGAAGAAAAAGAATACAATTCCTATGGTGATTTATTTGAAAAGGAGGAAGATTAATGGCTAGAATAATTACTAAAACGAAACTTGACGCACGATCAATTGACATTATAAATGTTATTAGAAACAATGCATCCTATGCATATCAAAAAGATGTTCCGAAAATAGATAAAGAGCAGGATATTCCAAAAGTTGGTGAAATCCTGTTTGGAAATCCTACACACGCCAATGAATTTATTAACGCTTTAGTTAATAGGATAGCACTGGTGCGTATGCAGAGTGCAACTTTCAACGACCCGTATAAGCACCTCAAGAAAGGGTATCTTGAATTTGGCGAGACTGTAGAGGACATCTTTGTTGGTATTATCAAAGCCATAAAATATGACCCTGAAAAGGGTGCTAGTAGAGAGTTTAAACGTACTCTGCCTAATGTTCAGTCAGTTTTTCATGTGACGAACTGGCGAGTAATGTACCCAATTACTATCGAGAAACAGGCATTAAGACGAGCTTTTACATCTGCTGAAGGTGTAACTAATCTGATTACGTCAATTATAAATCAGGTGTATCAGTCGGCCGAGTATGACGAGTACTTACTTTTTAAGTATCTACTCATTAAAGCAATTTCTCATGGTAAAGTATATCCACAGCAGGTTGATACTACTAACATGAGTAGTGTGGCTGTAGCTTTTAGGGGTAAATCAAATTTACTTCCTATTGATATGACTGGTAGATTTAACGAGTTTCATGTACAGAACAACACACCTATTGATAAACAGTGCATTTTTATGGACGCTGATTTTAATGCAAAATTTGACGTTGAAGTTCTTGCTAGTGCCTTCAACATGGACAAAGCGGAATTTATTGGAAAGCTTCATCTAATTGATGATTTTGCCTCTTTTGATAATGAGAGATTTAATGCTATTAGAGAAGAGTCGACAGGACTTGAGGAAGTAACATCAGAAGAGCTTACACTGATGAAAGACGTTAAAGGTGTTTTACTGGATGAGGAATGGTTTCAGGTTTACGACAACCTTTTCGAGTTTAACGAAACACCTGTTGGCAGTGGGCTATATTGGAATTATTGGTTACACGTTTGGAAAACTGTATCTTATTCACCTTTTGCGAATGCCATTGTTTTCGTTGATAGTGGCGCAACAATTGCCAAGCCTTCAACAATCAACGTTGAAATCACAGGAAAAGACATATCTGAGGTTGGTACTATCTTTACACTTAATGTAAAGGATGACACAGCTACACTTGCACCTAATTCAGTTAATTTTGTTCAGACAGAAGCTCTTACAACAGAGGGTATTGCCGTACAGAAGTATGGTGCTATTGTAATTCCATCAACAAAATCTGCATCAGAAATTACTCTTGTAGCTGATTTAGATGGAACAACCTACATTGGAGATACAACAATCACAGGTGCTAGCACTGTAGGAGAGACAGTCGTATTAAATAAAGGATGATGATATATGTACATAGTACCGGATAGTGAGGTGTACATGCTGAGTGGAGTACCTCTTTCCACTCAGCAGAAACACACAATTTATTTTTCAGATATGAAAACACAAAAGGAATATTTTATCAGTAAAGCCAAAAAGCATTTTGATAAAGTAACTTACAATAGAGTTAATAAAGGTAAATGTCGTTTACAGGCTACAGCAGATAGCTTATATGACTGTAATTATATGATGTTTCAAAACTCAGCGTTTAGCACTCGTTGGTTTTATGCTTTTGTGACAGGAATTGAGTATATCAACAATGTAACCGCGGAGATAACTTTTCAAATTGATGTTCTACAAACTTACTGGTTTGACATTGAATTAAAAGAATGTTTTGTTGAACGAGAGCATAGTCTAAGCGATAACATTGGTGAACATATCTTGCCTGAAAATGTCGAATGTGGCGAGTATGTTTACAACGGTGACGCTCAGTTAATCGGACTAGGCTCTTTAAGTACTTGTACCATGGTACTACTTGCCACAACTGGGGGGTATCTATACGACGGTGTTTATAGTGGCTATCAAATAAAAGCCTTTGCTAACACAGAAACAGGCAGTAATAATCTTACTAATTTTTTAAATCAGTACTTAACTACCCCTGAAAATATATTAGCTCTTTACACATGCCCTACAGATATACTTCCTGTTAATGTTACAGACGAAGGAGTTAATATTACATTTACTGGGAATACTAATCCAATAAATGTTACTGGTGTACCAATTAGTAATACTGACACAATAAACGGCTACACACCACGAAACATGAAGCTTTACACCTACCCTTATAATTTTAACGAAGTAAGAAATAACTGTGGACAGACATTAATTCAACGCTATGAATTTTCAGAAAATCTTACACCATATTATAACATAGTTGGTAACATGACAATGCCGGTACAAGAAGTGCTGAGACTTGACCGATACAAGTCCACAGAAACCACAGGCACAGGCAGAATGAATATGACAGAAACAATCACACTTGACAGCTTCCCTTTATGTTCATGGAATGTGGACGCATTTAACGCTTGGGTTGCTCAAAACGCTGTACCAATTACAATTAACGCTATTCCGTCAGCCGTTCAAACTGCTACAGGAATGATTACTGGTCAGTCAAGTAATTCAGCACTGGGTAGTGTGCAAAATATATTAACAAGTGCTTACACGGCTAGTATTTCTGCTAACGATGTAAAGGGCAATTATGCTACTAATAATGCACTTTTTGGTAAAGGACAAGTGTGTTTTGAGGCTCAGAGAAAGTCTATCACTGCTGAGTATGCTAAGTCTATCGATAAGTATTTTGATGTATTTGGATATGCCTGTCACACAACTAAAGTGCCCAATGTGTCAAGTAGACCGCATTGGAATTATACAAAAACCGTTGATTGTACAATAGTAGGGGGCGCACCCAGTGATGACATAGCAATGATTGAAAGTTATTTTAATCGTGGGATAACTTTTTGGAAACATCCTAGTGAAGTAGGTAATTATTCGCTTGACAATTCAGTTTAGAAAGGAGGGGATAAAATTGAGTAAGGCAAGAAAAGCAAGACGAGCGCAAGAGCGTACTTCATTTAGTGACAGCGTTTGTTATCAGCTTTACACTTTTGACCAATACTTAGATTTATTTACAGAAATAGCAATTAGCTCGTTTGAATGGGTTGGGCTTCCTAGTACTGTAGACGCGAGATTTATTGAAGTTGGACTTTACGAAGATAGAGCTATGCTATATTTTAATGATGACGTTATGGGAAATCTATGTTTAAAAAGTATACTTGGTGGCCAACTTGATGTTTACAATATTCCACTAGATAGGAGAGCGTACGCTTCCAATGGCTATCAGCGTGTATGCGGAAGAAGTGACAGTGTTATTATATGGGATAATATGACACACTGGTGTTGTAAAGATAAAATGCATATATACGCTAAGAGACTAGCCGAACTTGACGCAAGTATTGATATTAACTGCAAAGCTCAAAGAACACCGATTTTAATTAAAGGAAGTGAACAACAGCAACTATCACTAAAAAATGCGTACATGGAGTATGACGGAAACCAACCAGTTATTTTTGCAAGTAACGATTTCATGGATGGTGATGGTAGCTCGTTCGGTGTTTTTACAACTGGTGCACCATTTGTCGCAGATAAACTCTATGAATTAAAAGTTAATTTATGGAATGAAGCACTCACTTATCTAGGTGTATCAAACATTAGTATTCAGAAAAAAGAGCGAATGATTAAGGACGAAGTGCAAAGGCTTCAAGGTGGTGTATTGGCTAACAGATATTCTAGAGAATTTGCTAGACAACAGGCTTGTGAACAGATTAACAGAATGTTCGGTACTCAGATAAGCTGTCATTTCCGTGATGTGTTCAACCAAAATGATCGAGGGAAGGAGGATGACGATGAGTAAATATACAACACAAGTTAGATTTATTTGTGAAACAAGTGCGAAGCTTACAGAGTCGATAGGATTTAATAACATTGAAGATATACTGGATAAGTCTTGGAACAAGATTTTTAGCGATTTCCCTATTTTTGACGAACAATATAGGGCAGAACTTTGTAAGAAAATTTTAAGACATTACTATACACGTGAGATTTGTTGTGAAACTGTAGGAAGATGGAAACTCTTTCTATCTGACAAAATGAAAAACATAATGCCTTATTATAATCAGCTGTATCAGAGTGAATTACTAAAGATTGAACCACTGGTTAGTGTAAACAAAAGTGTATCACACGAAGGTAAAGGGAGCGAAACCAAAACCACTAACAGAAATGGAACTAATAGTAGCAGTTCAAAAACGGATGGAAGTACCGATACGTGGAGCTATTACAGTGATACACCACAAGGTGGTATTGCCGGACTTGATACCAACGATTATTTAACAAATGCCACACACAATGTGGGTACGGATACTACGTATAGTACGCTAAACGGAACAACTAGCGATAGTGAAACTGGTACAGGAAATAGAAGCGACAGCTATGTTGACAAAATTTTAGGTTATGAAGGCAACCAATCAGAAATGTTGTTAAAGTTTAGGGAAACGTTTCTAAACATTGACATGATGATTATTGATGAACTTAAAGACTTATTCTTTATGATTTATTAGGGAGGAGTGCAAGTATGATTAATCGTGACAAAGATTTTTTTAGGTTTTGGTGCTACAAAGTTTTGCCGCTAGTGTATGATGATAGTTTGAGTTATTATGAAATTCTTTGCAAAATGGTAACTTATATTAACAATTTAATTGAGACTGACAAAGTACAGAACGATGAAATTAATAAGCTAAAACAGGAAGTGCAAGAAGTGCAAAATTGGATTAACAATTTTGATACGAGTTTTGCTGAAAGCATTATTGCTCAATATTTAGCAACAATGATTTTTGTTGCCGTTAGTGACGAAGGGTATATCATTTACACAATTCCAAAAAATTGGGAGAGTATTACTTTCAATACCACAGGGTTAGATATTGGAAATAATATTGGTGTTGGTAACTATGACTTTGGTCATTTAGTGTTAAGCTATTAGAAAGAGAGGTAAATTAATATGAAAGGATTAATTAACAGACAGTATGTTGGTGCGAGGTATGTTCCTAAGATTATGGGCGAATGGAATAAGGCTTTACAATATGAAGCACTAAGTATAGTAACGCACTTAGGTAACAGCTTTACAAGTAAAGTACCTGTACCTGTAAATATTGACATTACTAACACTGATTATTGGGTAAATACAGGTAATTATAATGCACAAGTTGAAGCGTATAGAAAAGAAACTCTTGAAGCTAAACAGCTTGCTAATAATACTAATACTGATTTACAGGCATTTAAAGAAAATCAGGCCATTAATAATAATGAATTTAATAATAAAATTGATTTAACAACAAGTGCATTAAATGAATTAAAAAATGTTGTTTTTGATGGTGATACCCCTAATGTTATTACAGTCGCCAAAAGTGGTGGAAGATTTCACACAATTAATGATGCTATTACCTTTGCAAAGCGATATTGTCGTAGAAATAACAGAGTTACAATTATAATCTGTGGTGGTGTGTACAACGAAAGTATTGTACTCACAAAAAATCCGGGTATTGACCTTATTGGTATTGGTATGCCAGAGATTGTTAGCGATGAAGCATATCCTAATGGAGCTGCAAATATTTATGGAGATACTTATATTGAGGGCATATTATTTCATTCAACAAGTGAAAGTGCTTATGCCTTTCACCTTGATGGAAGTACCGACACAAGTTATGGCACTACAGTAACTGTTGTGAATTGTAAATTTACTAGTGAGCATGAACCTGCGTTAGGCTGTGGATGTACAAGAGGTTGCAATTATACTTTTAAAAATTGTGAATTTTATGGAAGTGATGGTATTTATGTCCATAATGAAGCTAGCGCAAACGTTTCTAAACAGTTCTTTAATGCAATAGGATGTAAAATAAACGGTTCAAATCATGCCGTTGCTATTGATGATGCCGCTAGATTAAATTTTGGCGCTACTGGCTCACCTTTAGTACTTAACTTTGCTGGCTCTTATACTTCCAATATAAATAACATGATTAAGTTTAGACAAACAAGTTCTAACGAGTATGGGTACATACCTGGCGATGCGAAAGGTGTTTCACTTTCAGCAGAGTCTACTACACAAATAATAGCACTTGATTATAAATATCAAGGTGGTTACACTATAACGGCCTCTATACCTACCTATGCAAACAGTTCATCTGTATATATTCCAGTAGAAAACGCTAACTTATTCGAGTGGACAGTAACAACATCAATACCAGGTACTGGTACTTACCCCTCAAAAGTTACAAGTGTTGGTGCACACTGGTTGACAGTGACAAGAGACAGTGGCAACTGGAATGGGAGTACAATACAAGTAGACTTAACAGGAATTAGATAATAAATTTTAAGTACAGGTTCGTACCTCAAATGGGGTACGAGCTTGTCGACGTTTTTCAGAATGGTATGCCTACTAGATCGGAAGAGCACACGTCTGAACTC